ACCCCGACGAGCATCGCGGTCACGATCCTGCTGCCGGACGGCACGACGGACGGGCCGCTCACGCCGACCGCGGACAGCGTGGGCGTCTACCACTACGACTACGCCTCTGCTCAGGCGGGGCGGCACGTCGCCCGCTGGGTGACGGAGGGTCCGGCGGGCGCGGCGGAGGAGCCGTTCGACGTCGCCGCCCAGTGGGGCGGCGCGGGGCTCGTATCCCTGGCCGAGGCGAAGAGGCACCTGAACATCACCTCGACGGCGGACGACGCGGAGCTGGCGGAGATGATCCGCGCGGTCACCGCGGCCGTCGAGCGGCACGCAGGCGTCGTCCTGCGCCGCACGATCACCGAGGAGCACCCGGGCGGCGGGTACGCGCTGGTGCTGCACCAGACGCCGGTCCTGTCCATCACGACCGCGGAGGGGATGCTGCCGGGCGTGCAGGATGTGGCCGCGGCCGACCTACAGATCGACGGCACCAGCGGTGTGGTGCGGCACGTCGACGGCCGGTGGATCGCCGGGCCGGTCCGCGTCACCTACACCGCGGGCCGCACCGACGTCCCGGCCAACGTGCGCCTGGCCGCGCTGATGATCCTGCAGCACCTGTGGGAGACGCAACGCGGCACCGCAGTGGCCCGGTTCGGGTCGGAGGAGGTCTGGGACCCCAGGCTCGGCTACGCCGTGCCGCGGCGGGCACTGGAGCTGCTCGGCGAGCAGATCGCGGGGATCGCGTGATGCGTACCGCCAGCACGGTCCCGGCCGTCCTGACCGACCTCGTCGCCCGCTTCGCCGCGGCGCTGCCGGACGTGCGGGTGGTCGACGGCCACCCCATCACCCCGGCCACCGACATGGTGGCCGTGGGGTTCACGGGCGAGTCAGGGGAGCCGGCCATCGAGAGCAGCCGGTCCCGCGAGCAGGCCTCCCTCGACCCCGACCGCGAGGCCTACACGGTCACCTGCTGGGCGTACTGCCTGCGCGGCGACACCGACCCGGCGGCGGTGCGCGAGACGGTGTACGGCTGGCTGGACACGGTGGCGGCCGAGCTCGCCGCCGACCCCACGCTCGGCGGATTGGTCGGCCGCACGCAGCTGGCCACCGAGACGCTCACGCAGGACCAGACCGACAAGGGCGCCCAAGCCGCGCTCCGGTTCACCGTCTCCGTGGACGCCTGGACCCGCTGATGGCGAAGAAAGACCTCGGCGTCGACGAGCTGCGCCGCCTGATCCGCGACCTGGAGAAGCTGCCCGATGAGATGCGTGTCGAGCTGCGCCGGGAGATGCGCGCGGCCGGCCAGCAGGCACTGACCAAGGCCCGGGAGAACGCGAGCTGGTCCAGCCGGATCCCGGCCGCCACCCGCCTGCAGATCTCCTTCGCCAAGCGCCGCCCTGGGGTCGCGCTGGTCGTCGACAAGAACCGGGCCCCACACGGGCGCGCGCTGGAGCACCTCGGCGCGCCGGGCACCTTCCGGCATCCGCTGTTCGGCAACCGCAAGAAGTGGGTGCGGCAGAAGGCCAAGCCGTTCGTGTTCCCGGCGGCCCGGGAGGTGTTCGAGCGGATGGACGCCGACATCGCCGCGGCGGTCGATCGGGCCGCCCGTAAGCACGGGTTCAAATGATCGAGAGGAATCCTCATGACCCTTAGCGCGCGGGCGCTGCTGCAGCTCACCGCCGACCTGACCAGCTCATCGGATCTGGTGACCGGGACGGCGCCCCTGTCGTTCGCCCGGCAGATCTCGTTCTCCGACGGCGCGGGCCTGAACGCCGCCAACAGGATCTGGACCGACGAGCGCACGATCGCCGCCTCGGCGACCGAGGACCTGGACCTGGCCGGGAGCCTGACGGACTCGTTCGGGGCGACGGTGACGCTCGCCCGCGTCAAGGCCCTGATCGTCGCCGCGAGCTCCGCGAACGCCAACAACGTCGTGGTGGGCGGCGGCAGCAATCCGTTCACGAACTGGGTCTCCGGCACGACGCCGGCGGTCGTCGTCCGGCCGGGCGGCCTGCTGGCGCTGTTCGCTCCGGACGCGACGGGCTACGCGGTCACGTCGGGCACCGGCGACCAGCTGCGCGTCGCGAACTCCGGCGCGGGCTCCAGCGTGACGTACCAGATCGTCGTCATCGGCGCGGCGTCGTAGGAGAGGAAGGCATGGCAGAGATCGAGAGGGTGGCCATCCACCACCCGAAGATTGACGACGGTGAGCGGATCCACATGGTGCCCGCGGCGTCGATCGACCACTACGTGCGGGCGGGCTGGCAGCTCTACGAGCCACCACCCGAGCAGGGTGACCCGCCGCAGAGCGTGCAGGTCGCCGACCAGACCCCTGAAGCCCCGGCCGAGTCCGGGGCTTCGTCGTTGGAGGAGGCGCCGCGGCGCCGGCGCGCACAGAAGGACGGTGAATGATGGCTGCCACGCCGATCGCCAGCGTGCAGAGGTACTACCCGAAGGGCACGCTGAAGTGGTACTGGGTGCCGACGATCTCGAACAAGAACGCGCCCACCCGCAGTGAGCTGAACGCGGGCACCGACCTGACCGGCGAGGTCGCCGCCTATGACGGCTGGGGCGTGACCAGCAACTTCGTCGACGCGCCCGACGTCAACAGCCGGTTCACGTCCAAGGTGCCGGGTGACATCGAGGCCGAGGACTCCTCGCTGACGATGTACGCCGACCCGTCCGGCAACGACGCCCGCACCCTCATGCCGCGCGACGAGCCCGGCAACATCGTCCGTATGGGCGGCGGCGACGTGGCCGGCCGGAAGATGGACGTCTTCCCCGTCACCGTCGGCAGCATCTCCAAGCCGTTCGAGATGGACGCGGTCCCCGTCTGCGTCTTCCAGTTCGCCATCACCGACGAGCCGGCCGAGGACGTCACCATCCCCGCCTGATGTAAGGACCCCCGATGAATCTGATCTCCAAGGATGCACTGTGGCAGGCCACCGCTGACCTGCCCTGGGAAGACGTGACCCTGCGCAAGCCCCCGTCGGGCGAGGTCATCGGCACGATGCGCCTGCGCGGGCTCACCGGGGCGGAGGTCAACGAGTGGCAGGACGCCGCCGTGGAAGGCAACGGCAAGAAGCGGCGGCAGTCCAAGCACGCGATGGCGCTCCTCATCGTCAAGTGCGCGATCAACGAGGACGGCAGTCAGTTCTTCGAGCCGCGCGACGTGCTCAAGGTCGGCCAGATGCCGGGCTACGTCCTGATGCAGCTGACCGACGTGGCGCTGGCCCTGTCCGGCCTCGGTGACGACGACGACGTCAAGGAGCTGGTGCAGGGTTTCGACGACGACCCGAACGAGACCTCTACTTCCGATTAGCGCTCGCGTTCGGGATGCCCGTCGGCCAGCTCCTGCGCAGCATCTCCGGCCGGGAGCTGGCCGAATGGCAGGCGTTCGAGGAGCTGTACGGGCCGGTCGGCATCGAGGCTCGACTCGACCGCACGGCGGCGATGATCGCCCAGCAGATCGTCAACATGATCGGCCGCCCGAAGAAACCGTTCACCGTCGAGGACTTCATGCCGCGCTGGGACGCTCGGCACATTGAGGAGGAGGACGCCGGTGGCGGGGGTTCTGCGTAACCTGCGAGTCGTCCTCGGCGTTGATTTCAACGAGTCCGGGCTGAAGAAGGCCGACCGGGCGCTGCGGGAGCTCGACCGGCGTCTGGGTGCGGTTGGGCGCCGGGCGGCGCTGGCCGGCGGCCTGGGCGGTCTGGCGGGCAGCGCGACCGCACTGACGGCGGCGCTGGCTCCTGCTGCTGCGGCGGTCGGGGCGCTGCCAGGTGCGATGGCTGCCGCGAAGACCGCCACGGCCACGCTGAAGGTCGGCCTGATCGGCGTCTCCGATGCGATGGGCGCGGTCGCCGAGGGGGATGCGGCAGCGCTGGACGAGGCGCTGGTGAAGCTCTCCCCGCGGGCCCGGGAGTTCGTCAAGAGCACCGCTGGCCTCAAGGGCGCGTTCGACCCGATCCAGCAGACCGTCCAGGACCGCCTCTTCGAGGGCCTGGCCAAGGAGATGCGCCCGGTCGCCGGCAACCTCCTGCCGGGAATCGAAGCGGGCATGTCCGGCGTCGCGGACGGGTTCAACGCCGGCGCGAAGGAGGCCCTGCGGTTCGCGTCCACGCCGATGGCCAAGGGCACCGTTAACAAGATCTTCGCGTCCTCATCGCGGATCATGAGTCAGCTGTCCGGCGCGGTGCAGCCCGCGCTCAAGGGCATCAGCGCGCTGACCGTGGCGGGGCTTCCGCTGGCTGAGCGGATGGCGTCTTGGGCGGTCAACGGCATCAAGTCCGCTGGCGCGTTCGCCTCCAGCGCCGAAGGCGCGGCGAAGATGCGGGCCGCGATCGACCGGGCCGGGGACACCCTCGCCCAGCTGGGGCGGATCGGCGGCAACACCATCCGCGGCCTGATCGGCATGTTCGGGCAGATGGACTCCTCCGGGACCGGGGTGCTCGACACGATCGAGAAGCTGACCGCCCGGTTCGCCGCCTGGTCGAAATCTGCGCAAGGCCAGCAGGACGCCGCAGAGGCGTTCCGGCTGCTGCGCGACGTCGTGTCCGACATCGGCGATGTGCTGCCGCTGGTGATGGGCCCCCTCGGGGCGATCGCCAAGATTCTCACATCGCTGCCGGAGCCGCTGCGGGGCGTCGTCACGCAGCTGATCGCGTTCGGTCTGGTGGTCGGCCCGCTGGCGGGAAAGCTTGGCGGGGCCACGTCCGGCGTGCTGCACATGGTCTCGGCGGTGAAGAACGCCGACGGGCCGGTCGGCCGGTTCCGGGACCGGTTGACCGGGCTCGGAGACGGCGCCGGCCGCGTGCGGGGCGCGCTGGGCGGGGCGGCCGGGGTGCTGGGCGGACCGTGGGGCATCGCGCTGGCGGCGGGTGCCGCGGCCCTGGCCATCTTCGCCACCCGCAACGCCGAGGCCGACCGGCGGGTCGAGGACCTCACCGACGCGCTGGTGAAGAACAAGGGCGCCCTCGATGAGGGATCCGCGGCCTCGGTCCGCAACCGGCTGGAGACCGAAGGCGTCCTGGAGGCCGCGCAGAAGCTGCGGCTGAACCTGCGGGACGTCGCCGATGCGGCACTGGGCAACCGGGACGCCCTGGAGCGGGTCAACGCCGGAATGCGGACGGCCAAGGACCGGGCCAAGGCGCTCGATGAGCAGTGGGGCGGCGGGATCGCCGCAGCGCAGGAGTACTCCCACCAGGCACTGAAGGTGC